TAATTACTGTTGTCGCTAATAACTTTGGCATAATGACTACTGCACAAGAAGCGGAACTACGTTCTGCCGAAACATTAGAAGGCGTAATCTATAGATTAAACGAAGCAATAGCAGCTGGTGTACCAAAACAAGATGCAATGAATGCAGCGTTAGCTGAAGCAGCAGAACTTGGTATAGAGGAAGCTGAAGCTTTTGACGCAGCAACAGATGCTGCTTATGGATTTAGTGATGCTAAAAAAATTGAAGTCGAAGCACTTATAGCTTCTAAGCGTGCATTAAAAGAAAATTTACAAGCTGGTAACTCTGCCGCTTATAACTCTTATATTCAAGCAGATGCAGTAAAAGACCTAGATGATGAAATTAAACAATTAGAACAAGACCTTATTGCTAACAGTTACGCACAATATGCTTATGCGAGGTCACAAGATGAGTTTATAACTGGTACTGAAGGCGGGGCAGATGCAGTAGAAGAAGAATCAGATGAGATACGTAAAAATACTATAGAAGTACAAAAAAACACACAAGCTAAATTAGATGCACTAAGTATACAAAACGAATCAATAACAGCGTTAATGAACTTAGTTACAGCAGTCACTAACGCTAATGAAATAGTTAAAAGACAACAAGTCGAAGAAGACAAGCTAAATGAACTGTACAGAGAGCGTGCAAAGATAATGGAAATTGTAAATGCTGAACGTGGCGTAGGAGAGCAACAAACAGAAGTAGAACTTGCACAGATAGCAGCATTACGTAAACAAGAAGAAATGCTTTTAACACAACAACAAAAAGGTTTAGATTTAAAACTAGAAATAGCTGTAGCAGAATTAGATGTTGCTGACGCAATACATACTAAAAATGAGATGGGCGATGAAGCAACTGCAAGGGAAGACTTAGCAATTAAACAAGCGGAGCTAAGATTAAGAACATTAAAAAATGAACAGGCTACATCAAAAGATGTAACACTCGAATTAGCAAACGTACAAAAGAATTTAGCTAGTGCTGTTAATACATCAACACAAGCTACGCAAGCCTACATATCTGCTGAACAAGCAAGACAAAAAATTGATACTGCAATAGGTAAACAACGAACTGCATTTAACGAAGCTGAAATTGATACAACTGAAGAACAATTAGAACTAGCAAGCGCAAGATTAGCAGTACAGTCTGCAATGGCTTTTGCTAGCGATAGAGGAGTTACAGATGAAGCAAGAGAAGCTTTAGCACAAACACTTGGCATATCACAAAGTGGTGTATCTGATATATTTAGAGATTTAGGTATAACTGATGCTTTTATGCAGGTTCAAATGTTTAAAGATTTTGAAAGAAACAATACTGGCAGCAGAAATAACAATGGCAATGATGACAACAGCAGTAGTGGAGCAGGAGATAGAGCAAATGAAACAGGTATCGGCGATGACAGTACCTTAATTGGCGGCGGTGGTGGCAATTCTCTATTTAACAGTCCAACAATACAAACTGCTAGTGGTATTAATTTATCATCAACAGAAAACTTAGCATTGAGTAGTGTAGCCAAAAATGTGTTACCAATGTTAGATTCTTTTGACCAATCTGCTTTACGTTCATCCTCTGTAAATCAATTCTTAGGCGGAACAACTCCAAATGTTGTAGTCAACATAGACCCTTCATTAGATGCTGAAGCACGCATAGATAAACAAATGGCTGACATAAATAACAGATTACAAACTGGAAATAGATTTAGGGTTCTGTAATGAGTATCACTGTAAATATTGGTGGTGCCAACTATGATGCTTTAGAAAATAAAGTAACTATAACAGACAATGCTGAAAGAAGGTCAGATGCAATCATACATATATTTGATGACAAAGCAGGTGGAAACTTTTTTAGTTTTGAACCGTATCAATCAGTATCTATTACAGACACTAACGGTCATGTAGCCTTTAAAGGCGTAATAATTAAACCAGTAGCGCAGCTGCTAAGTCCAACAACTCGTATATGGAAACTACAATGTACAGACAATCACTTCTTTGTTGATAAAAGAATTATTGCTAGGGGTTACACAACAATGACAGCTGGTGCGATAGTAAGAGATTTAATAACTAATGTATTTAGTGCTGAAGGTATAACTGCTGGAACTATAGATGACTTAGCTACAGTCGATAAAATGATATTTAACTATGTAAATGGGGATAGAGCATTACGAACATTATCTGAATATACAAATGCCGTTTGGTATGTTGATGAAAATAAAGCGTTACATTTTTATGAACGTACTTCTAATAACGCAAGTTTTGATGTCAGAAGCGCAGACGTTCTAACTAAACCTATGCCGTTTTTTGATAAGGCAAACTTTAAATATAGAAATAGCCAGTTTGTTACAAATATTAAAAACATTACAGATTCACAACAAGAGTTTTTTATCGGGGATGGAACAAGACAGACCTTTAGTGTAGGTTATCCGTTTCACGAAATACCAACAGTAAGAGTTAACACTGGTAGCGGTTATGTTGCAGTTACAGTTGGTATAAGAGGATTAGACACAAATAAAGATTATTATATGGCTTTAGGTTCTACAGAGTTAGTACAAGAATTTACAGATACTGCTTTAGGTACTGGTCATTCTTTAGAGGTTACGTATAAAGGTCAATATCAGTTAGTAGCATTAGCTAGAGATGATGCAGAGGTAGATAGAATACAAGCACTTGAGGGTGGCAGCACTACAGGTTTTGTTGACGCTGCAACTACACAATCGGGTATAGCTGGTACAGATGCAGGTATAGACGTGGCTGCAAGTTACTTAGACAGATTTGCACAAACAAGTACATTGTTAAGTTTTACCACAACAAAAAATACACCTTCAAGGTTAAGAGCAGGTCAAGTATTAGATTTTGAAATGACTGACCAAGATATATCGGGTATATTTCTTATTGATTCTATTCGTATACGATTTAGAAATGGCGTTACTTACTATGATGTAAAGTGCGTTGCATCTCCACCCGAATATACTTTTGAATCATTTATAAGAGATATAGACGACAAAATATCAGATGCGTTTATTGAAATATCAGAAAACATTGACACAGAAGAAGTTTTAGTTGTAAGAGCTGACGGTGGTACAGAATCTAGTACAATAACAGAAGTAGATACCGAAACAGTATTAGCATGTCCATTACCAAGTGGTACAACATTAGTTAGCGGAAGTTTAGTAGTATGTTAAATTGGCAAGGAAGTATAAAAATTAAAGCACTTGATGCTGACGGTAATGTCGTGCAAGAAAATACTATAAAAAATACTATTACAACAGCTGGTAAAAACTTGTTAGCAAAAGCTTTAAGGGAATCAACAGACTGCGAAATTAAGTTTATTGCTTTGGGTTCTGATAGTACAGCTACATCAACTTCAGATACAGCACTAGGTACAGAGACTTTTAGAAAAGCAGTTACTTCACAAGTAGCTGGTAGTAGTGGAGTTACTGTAACAAATCTTTACGTAGCGCCCGAAGAAGCAGTAGGAACAATTGCAGAAATAGGCTTTTTTAGTGGTAGTACTGCAAGTGCAACAACAGATAGTGGCACACTTTATGCAAGAGTTTTGTACTCAAGAACCAAAACTGCGGTAGAATCTATACAGATAGAAAGGACAGATACTATTGGCTAATGTAGGCGGATATTATTCTCAAACAACTTGGCAAGCTGGTGTAACACCTCTTAGCGAAGCAGCATTAAATAACATCGATGCAGGAATAGAAGGTGTACAAAAACAAGGAGTTCTCAAAAATGGTACTAACATAGCAGAGAACAAAACGTTGCCTACTGGCGAGAATTATTTATTAATATCTCCAATAACAGTAGATAACACAAAGACTTTAAACGTACAAGGAAAGCTTAAATTATTATGAGTGAATTAAATGTAGATACTATAGCGGGTTCAACAGGTACTACGGTAACTGTAAAAACTGGACATACGCTAACACTTGTTGCAAATATGAATGCAGCAACAGCAAAGATTACAAACTTAGGAGACCCTTCATCCGCACAAGATGCAGCTACTAAAAATTATGTAGACACACAACTATTAACTTTAGATACATTAGGAGAATTGACTAATGTAACTATTACATCAGTAGCAGATAATGAAGTGTTAGCTTATGACAATGGCACATCACTATGGATTAATCAAACTGCGTCAGAAGCTGGACTAGCAACAAGTGGAGATTTGTCAACACACACATCATCAAGTTCTAATCCGCACAGTGTTACAGCTTCACAAGTAGGAGCGACAACAACAGCTAATAAAATACATGATTTTGCCGCGCCAACAAGTGCTTTAGCAATGAACGCACAAAAAATAACTGGTGTAGCAGACCCAACAGCTGCGCAAGACGCATCTACAAAAGCTTATGTTGATTCACAGGTACAAAGCAAAGATGCTTTATCAGAACTAAGCGGTAACACTGATGACGTATCAGAAGGTTCATCAAATCTTTACTATACAAATGAGAGAGTAGATGACAGATTTAATGACTTATTTTCTGCTGGCACAGGTATAACAGGCACTTATGATGATGGTAACAACACTTATACTATTAACATTGACAGCACAGTAGCAACTTTAACTGGTACACAAGCCTTAACAAATAAAAGTATTGATAGTGACAATAACACAATAACAAATATTGTTGACGCAGACATAAAGGCTGCTGCTGCTATTGACGCTACTAAAATTGCAGACGGTTCAGTTACAAGCGCAGAGTTTCAACACATAAGTACATTAAGTTCTAATGCACAGACACAGTTAGATGCAAAAGCTACAACATCTAATACATTAGATGAATTTGCAAATCCAGCTGCTGAAGTAGACATAAATGACCAAGATTTGTCAAAAGCAGTACTAAAAGATTATGCAGAAAAAGATGTTGCTGTAACATCGGGAACAACATTAGCTATTGATTTATCAAACGGTAACACAGGTTCTGTAACACTTGCACACAGTGTTACAGATATAGATTTTACAAACGTACCAGCAGACGGTACTTCTACATTTACATTAAAAGTTACGCAAGATGGTACTGGTTCAAGGACATTAGCAATTAATGCAATAACTGTCAACGGTGGTTCAACTGTAACAGGACATACGAGCGGCAACGCTGGATTAACTTTAAGTACAGCAGCTGCTTCAGTTGACTTAGTAACATTTCTATTCTTTGATGCAGATACACCATTAATAAATGGATTATTAGACTTTAAGAACAGTTAGGAGTAATTATGCCGTTAGGAGCAGCAAGATTTGCTTTAAGTGGTGGTGCTAAACCCGATTTACTTGTTGATGTTTTAGTAGTTGCAGGTGGCGCTAGAGGTGGTACTGGTAACGATGCAGCTGGCGGTGGTGGCGCTGGTGGATATAGAACATTTAGTTCACAACTATTAGATGGCGCAACAAACTACACAACTTATGTTGGCGCAGGTGGTACTTACAATGGAAACCCATCACATTTTAATGGAAATCAATCATCTTATGGTGGCGCAGGTCGAAATAACTCTAATGGTAATTCAGGTGGTTCGGGTGGCGGCGCGGGATGGCAAGGGCAAACTGGTGGCGCAGGTAACGTTGGGGGTTATTCTCCAGCAGAAGGTAAAGCTGGTGGAAATGTTTATTACGCAGGTAGCGGCGGCGGTGGTGCATCGCAAACAGGTGGATTTAGTGGAACATCGGGTGGCAATGGTGGCAATGGTTCACAATGGCTAGATGGTAATTATTATGCAGGCGGCGGTGGTGGCGGCGCAGACTACTATCGTTCGGGCAATAATGTGCAATCTTCGGGTGGCACAGGCGGCGGTGGGCTAGGGCAAGGCAGCGGTCAAGGGCAAGCAGGTGGAACAAACACAGGCGGTGGCGGTGGCGGGTCACGTTCGCATGTAAGCATTTCTGCGTTTAACGGTGGTTCGGGAGTAATAGGATTACGTTATCCTAAAGAATGGACTTTAAATGCTAATACAGTAAGCATATCTTCTGAAACTACAAGCGGAGATTACAAATTTGCTTATGTACAATCGGGCAGCGGTTCTGTGTATTGGACATAAGATATGGCACATTACGCATTTATAGATGAAAACAACATAGTCACACAGGTAATTGTTGGAGCAAATGAAGAAGAAACACCACCTACAGGATTTGAAACATGGGAAAGTTATTATCAAAATTTAGACTGGCATAGTGGTACGTGTTTAAGAACTTCATACAATACATTTCAAGGACAACATCTTACTGATGGCACACCATTTAGGGGTAACTATGCAGGAGAAGGTATGATATATGATTCAGTCAATGATGTATTTTATGAACAACAGCCATACGCTAGCTGGACATTAGATAACAGTACATGGACATGGAAACCACCAATTGAAATGCCCGAACTGACAGAAGAACAAAAAAATGCAGTAGAAGTAACTTCATATTTATGGAGTGAAGAAACTGCAAACTGGGTACAAAGAACACCAGAATAACTATAATAAGTTGTATGAGCAGCAACTTGTATTGGTTTTTATTACAAAAAGAAGATTTACCACCGCATCAACTTTATAAAGACCCGCAATTAAAAAAAACAGTAATCAATATTTGTCCGCAAACAATAGCTTTAGATAAAAGAACAATAGAAATTACTATGCCATACGATTTAATAATTAACAGACAAGAAGATGGTTCTTATTATGCACAATCTAAACAAGTAGTTGGAGATAATTTATGGAATACAAGAGCAGTTTTAGCTATAGATACTGATACTAAAATAAAGGGATATGAAGACTTTTCTATATGTCATATTAAAGTACCCTATGTTTTTATGTCAGAAAATAAAGATTTAACTTATTATTGGACTGCACCTAAAAGCAATACTAAACATAAAATTAAAGATGTAGTATTTGCAGAAGGCTTAATGTATGTTGGCAGGTATGCAAGAAGTTTAGATATGGCTTTTATAATACCAAACAACAATGAAGTTATATTTAAAAAAGATGAACCGTTGGGCTATCTATATTTTAATGATGAAATAAAGTTAAAAGAAATAATACCTAATCAAATCATTTTAAATTATATAAACTCAATATACGGAGTTACAAGTTATGTAAAAGGTGTATCTAAAATTTTTAAAAATGCTAAAAAAAGATACCCACATAAAGAATTAGCAAAGTGCGAGATAACAAATGAATAAAATTGCAGTTATTGGTAAAGGTACTGCTGGTTCTTTAGCATATAATCATTTTGGTTATTATACAGATTATGAAATAGATGTATATTTTGATAGTAGTAAAAAAGAACAATCAGTTGGAGAAGGTACAACTATAGCCGTACCTAGAACACTACATTACACTACTGGATTTGAATTTCACAATTTAGATTTAATAGATGGTAATTATAAAAATGCAATAAAATACATTAACTGGGTAGAGGATGACTTTTACCATACTTTTGAAGCACCAGCTATGTCAATGCACTTTAATGCAGTAAAATTACAAGAATACATAGAAAGTAAAAATTTAGACAGAGTTAACTTTATAGACACGAACATTTCTAATCTTAAAGATGTAGATGCAGATTTTGTTATTGACTGTTCGGGTACTCCACAAAATTTTGACGAATATGAATATGCAGAATATATACCAGTAAACGCAGCCTTAGTAAAACAATGTTATTGGGAACATCCAAAATTCGACACAACACATTGTATAGCTAGTGAGTGGGGATGGATATTTGTAATACCTTTAAAAAACAGAGTATCTTTTGGATATTTATATAATGACAAAATTACAGATGTAAAAATAATTAGAGAACAATTAAACGAAGTTATTGATAATTATAAATACACACCTAAAGATAAAGAATTAACTTTAAATTTTAATAACTACTACAGGAAGAACAATTTTTATAAAAATAAAGCTTACAATGGCAACGCTTCTTTCTTTTTAGAACCAATGGAAGCTACAAGTCTTACAACAGTAGACAACATAAATAGAAAAATTTATGATTTAATAAAGCAGCCCGAAAGTGTATATGATGCTAATAATTGGTATTCAAGGTCGTTTAAAGAATTACAAGATATTATTGTTATGCACTATTTAGGGGCTACAAAATATGATAATGAATTTTGGACACACGCTAAACAACTTGCTGAAGAGTGTTTATCTGATACATCTAAAACAAGCAGAGTTTATAAAGAAGTTTTAAGAAATATAAATAATAAGAAGTTTGACTTAAACATTGATTATGGAGTTTGGCGCATGCACAGTTTTAATCAAAATATAAACAATATGAAATTATTAAATAAATTAAGGAAGTTAGCAGATGTTTAAAAAAGAAAAACCCTATTTAAAATTTAGTACACCATTTAAAGGACTTGAAAATATAGAACAAGTTTTACCACAGCCAGCAAAAAACTTTATACCAAAATGGTTTAAAGATATGCCACCAACACCTAAAGATGATTTTCACACAAAATTAGTACCACAAAGTAAAACTGCAAAGTTATGTCCAAGTTTTATAGATATATTTCACAACGGATTTGTTTTACCAGCACATTGTGATATTTATTTAAGATGGGAAGATGACGGGGAATATGAATGGCAAACATCTTTTGAAGAATACGAAATGCAAATACATCACGATATACAAATGAAAGATTATGCACCTAAAGAAGCAAAAATACAAAAGGTGTTTAAAATTGTTTCTCCATTTAGAATGCAAACACCTAAAGGTTATAGTGTTTATCAAGTTCCAATGTTATATCATTACAATACTGACTGGCATGTACCTTATGGAGTTATACATACAGACAAACACCATATAATTAATCAACAAATTGTTGTAACTGCTGAAAATAAAAATCAGCTATTAATTAAACAAGGCGAACCATTATGTTATTACGTTCCATTTAAACGAGAAGAATTTGATTTAAAGATAGAATCATGGAGTGATAAGTGGGAAACTCTAACAAGAGAAAATTTATATAAAGTACACTCAAAGTTTAAAGGCGGGTACTTAAAAAATATATGATATAATCTTCTATCATGGAATACATCACAGGCTTTTTATTTGGTTATTTTTTAAAAGAAATTAGTAATACTCTTAAAAGAATGAGTAAATACGACAATGACAACAGAGAGACGTGGGATTTTTTAACCTACGATGACCTACCATAATGGATTACACTAACAAATCAACGCAGCCCCAGCCAAATGGCTTTACTACGAAAGAAATGTTAATAATGATATTAGAAGGTCAAAAACAAATTAATAAACGCATCGATGAACTACACGAAAAAGTAAATACAAAAATTAGCAGACAAGAATTGAGCGGTTGGTTAGTTGCAGTATCTGCACTAATAGTCATTATCAATTCTGTAATGTGAAGATATTTAAAAGTTTATTAGTTTTACTCTTATTG